GAAGGCCGCAAAGCACTGTCTGCTATCAAAACCCTTATGTCTGTTGTTGGAGAGCGCAAAGACAGCGCAGAAGAACTCAAGCAATCAGAAATCTTGCAAATGTTACAATCGCTTCCGCAAGCTGGTGGTCAATCGCCAGAGGGCAAGGCGATGGCAGCCGCGCCAGCGATTCCTGGCATGATGTAATTTTTAAGGAGAATATCTTGGATCTGTTTAAGCCTCGCGGCGCTGCCGCACCCCGTAATCCTACGGACAACAACCAGCAGAATGGTCAGATTGTGAACACTCCCCGCTTTGCGACATTGGGTGGTCTGAGCAACGCAGCCAAAGCTGGCGCAAAGAACAAAATGATGGTTGAGAAACCAGGCGGCAAGCGCATTATCTGATGCGCTTTTTTATTATTAGTAGGGGATAACTATGTCACTTGAAGATCTGAGTTTTGAAGCGCGTGATGAGCTTGCAGCTTTAGCGCGTCAGCTTGCGGAAAATCCAAATACCCGTAAAGACTTTCTACGTCTAACAAAGAAAGCCAAACCGGATATGCCGATTCCAGAGCTTGAGATTGAAGATGCGACAAATGCTGTTGTGCAAAGAGCAAATGATCGTGTTGAACGTCTTGAGGCTCAAATGCGTGAGCGTGATGCTATTGAAGAACTTAATAAGCGTCGTAACAAACTCCGCGCTAAAGGTCTGGCTTCTAGTGATGAAGACATTGAGCAGATTGAGAAGGTTATGCTAGACAAAGGCATTACCAACCATGAAGCTGCGGCTGAATATTGGGATTGGATGAAGCAGTCTGCTGCCCCAACTCCCACGGGCTACAATCCATCTGCAATCAAGGGCTTTAACCTTGAACAGTTCTGGAAAAACCCTGTACAGGGCGCTCGTAACGAAGCTGCTGCTGCATTGCACGAACTTAGGCGCAATCCGAAACCAATCGGGTTGTAATGTAAACAGGGGATATTTTTAGAATCGGAGATAAATCATGCCTATTGGCGGTGGTATTCTTCCGGCATCGGGTTCGACACAATTTACCGAACTGACTTACGTCACTCGGCGTGCCTTTATCCCGAAGCTGGTAGTTCAACTCTATAACTCGACTCCGCTTATGGCGGCACTGATTGCTAACAGTCAGCAAGCCTCTGGCGGTGTTTCTTCCGTAACCGTTCCTGTTCAGGGTTCGCAGTTTGTGAACGCTCAATGGTCTGACTACAGCGGCTCGTTCGCTCAACCGTCAGTCCAGCAAGGCGCTTATAACGCTGAGTTCAACCTGAAGCTGATGATTGCTCCAGTACCGTTCCTTGGTATGGAAGGTGCAGTTCAGCAGGATGCTGCTGTTATTCCTCTGATCGAGGCTCGCATGAATGATGCGACCAACGTGATGATGGATGCAATGGCAACCTCGCTGTACAACAACACCACGAACAATCAGCAGTTCATTGGTCTTCCTGCTGCTGTTGCCGATTCTGGCACTTACGGCAACATTGACCGTAGCACTTACACTTGGTGGAAGTCAAAGCAGTACGCTGCTGGCTCCGTCAACCCAACTCGTCAAAACATTCTTCAGTACATTTCAGGTACTGTGAAGAATGGCGCTGAAGTTCCTTCATTCGGCGTTTGCGGTTTTGGTACTTGGACTCTGCTGGCTCAAGACTACGTTGGTCAAGAGCAGTACGTTATCACTCCTGGCTCCGGCTTTGACAGTGATGCGAACGGCGCTCAAGCTGCCTTCCGCGCTTTGATGGTTGCTGGTGTTCCTATTTATCCTGATCCATATTGCCCAGAAGGTACTGTGTACTTCCTGAACACCAACTATCTCTCGCTCTATATCCATGAGCAGGGTTCGTTTGTGTTTACGGGCTTTGAATCGACGCTTCCGAACTGGCAGATTGGCTACGTTGGCGCAGTGCTGATGATTGCTGAATTGGTCAATACGAAGCCTAAGTCGATGACAAAGGTGACGGGCTACAACTCTTTGACTCTGTAAGGGAGAAATAGTCATGTCAAATAAAATCCTAGTCGCTGGTGCGTCAACTGATTCCCCAGGCGCATTTTTCCAGGCTTATGCTGCTGGCAACGCAACCGTCACCGTTCCGGCTGGCGATTACTTCATTACGCCGACCGCAAACGTCACCATCGAACTTAATACCAATACCAGTGGCAATATCAGCAATGCAGTTTGGGCTGTTGTTGTGGCAAATAACACTGGTGGTTATTTCATAGCTGATGGCGTAAACATTCGTGCTAATGTTTTGGCTGGCACTCCGACGATCACTCTGTTCCAAGTGAATGGTGGTGAGGCTGTGTCTGAGACTTACGCCTAAGGAGACAGCATGAATGCTAACCGTGTAGGTGCGTTGTTACCCAGCAGTTTTGGCAACTTTGCTATTGGTCAAGCAGTCGGCGTATCTGTCGCTGCCACTGGTAATGCCGTTGCTCAAATCCCTGTTGTGGGTGGAACCGCATACATTGTTCGCAAGATTCTTGTCGCTAATGCAAATCAGAGCATTGCTACCGGCAACGTGACGATCCTTACCTCTAACGATGGTAATGCGTCTAACGCTGTTAGCAATGCTACTCTTTTGTCTTCCGTAACTAGCAACGCTACTTACCAAGATGTTACCTTGGCAACTGCGACTGCTACTAAGGTTTATTCTGCTGGTTCGTTCTACGTTAAGGTGAACACAGCAGTTAGCGGCGGCACTTGCGACATTACCGTATTCGGTGACTTTGTAACCCCATGACAACTATTTATGTGACCAACAAGACTGATAAAGTTCTTGTCGATGAATATGCCTTTAAACAGTACAAGTTTCCAGTAAACATTACTGTTGAAGTTCCCATTGAAGTTGCGCGTCACATATTTGGTTACGGCTCTGAGAATAAAGAGTCGATAGTAGCTAGGCTGGGATTTGCAAAAACTTTGAACGATATGCCAGATGGTTTACTTTATTTGGAAAAGTTTATTGTGAGCGAGGAGAAGCCTAAACAGGATCGGTCTTTATCCCCGCCGATTGACATAGTACCCCCTCCCGTTCCGCAAGGTCGGGCGGGGAGAATTGTCCAAAAAGCAGCTTAACTATGGGAATTAAATGGCAACGCTTTCTAGCTACATCACAGAGGTTCGCAGACTTCTGCACGATGCAAACGGGAATTTCTATTCCGACTCCGAATTAACGGATTACATTAATTCGGCTAGACAGCGCGTTGTCCGCGATACTGGTTGCCTTCGCACCATTCAAGTTACTCAAACTCCGCTTGCCCCTGTAGCCTCCGCAACTCAACCTATTCCCTGGGCTGCAAATACAGCGGTAACGCTGAACGAATACATCTTTTCCAACATTTTTATTTACCAAGTCACAACGGCTGGTACGACAGGAAATGATCCACCTAGCTATCCTGCGTATGGCGGCCTATACCCGCCCAGCACTCCATTTGCTAATGGCACAGCGCAGTTTACTTATGTAGGCAACGTCGAGAACATCAACTATGTAGCGTTGCCAGAAGGCATAAACACGCTCGACGTTCTTAATATCAATCTTTACTGGGGAAATAGCCGTGTTCCGCTGCAATATTTGCCGTGGACACAATTTAACGCTCAGTTGCGTTATTGGCAAAACTACATTGGTCGGCCTGTAGCGTTTTCTATTTTTGGTCAGTCAAAAATATATTTATCACCAGTGCCTGACCAGGTATATGTAATGGAAATAGACACGGTGGTATTGCCGCCTGACCTTGTAAATGCTGCTACGGTGGATACGATTATTGATCCATATACTAACCCTGTTGCCTTCTATGCGGCTTACAAAGCCAAGTACAAAGAACAGAGTTATGGTGAAGCTGAGATATACAAACAGGAATATGTGAAACAAGTCCAGGCTGTTTTGTCGAGCGTGATGACTCGCAGACTGCCAGACCCTTATAGCACTCCCTTCTAATCATGGCGGCGGCTGAACAAAAGAAGTCGTACCAAGTTGTTAAGCAATTTCGTGGCGTAAACACGAAAGCTAACCGCACTGCCATCGACGAAAACGAATTTGCATGGCTAGAAAATGCCATGCCTATTGGTTACGCTAACCTGAAGATCACGCCCTATAGCAGCAATACCACAGTAGCTTTTGCCAATGTTGCGTCTGGTCTTTACCCAGCAAACATCAACAATAATGACTATGCGTTGGCTTTCCAAGAAGATGGAAGCTGCGAGTACGTTGACATTATTTCCAACACAAAAGCTAACCTGGCGATTGCTGGCACTTTTTCCAATTCTGGAATCAACATTACGCAATGGAAAAGTGAGCGAGTTCTCATTGCTGACAAGAACAAGGGCATCTTTAATTGGAATGGCACTAATCTTGTAGCTATCGGCGGCGTTGGATCAATAGGAATTGTTAATGGCGGCTCTGGTTATTCCAGCACTCCAGCAGTAGTTATTTCTGCGCCGAATCAAACTGGTGGTATCCAAGCTGAAGCTGAAGCCATTATTACGGCAAATGCAGTTACTTCAATTACTTTGACTGAGGCTGGCAGCGGCTATACATCGGCTCCAACGGTTACTATTTCTGGTGGCGGCGGCGCTAATGCAAATGCAGTCGCTAGTCTAATTACGTTTTCCACAGGAACGGTCAGTGTTTTAGTAACAAACGGCGGCACAAATTATACGAATGTTGCCAATACTGTTGTAACCATTGCTGGTGGTGGCGGCACAAATGCTGCTGGTCAGGCCATTATCTCTGGCAATCAGATTATCAACGTCATTATGACGAATGCTGGCAGCGGTTATTCCAATGCTTCCAATATCACGGTAACGATTACTGGTGGAGGTGGAACTAATGCAACAGCAAAAGCCATTATCAACAGCGAAGAACTCTCCGGCATTCAAACCTTCAGTGGGCGTACTTGGATTTCGCAAGGAAGGACTGTTTCTTACACTGCTGCTGGCACATACAATGATTTTACAAGCGTATCTGCTGGTTCTCTTACTCTGACCGACAATACGCTGCACAGCAATATTGTTCAGTTATTGTCTGCCAATAACTTCCTGTACATTTTTGGCGAAGATAGTATCAACGTGTTTTCAGATGTGCGAGTTACGAATACCGGCACAACGATATTTACGAATACCAACGTATCTGCGTCTGTTGGTACACGACTGCCTTACGCAATCTTCCCGTACTTCCGTTCTGTTTTATTCATGAATGAGTATGGTGTTTATGCGTTGGTAGGCTCGACAACTTCTAAGTTGTCAGATGCGCTGGACGGGGTATTCCCAAACATTGACTTTACGACCGCAACCGTTACGGCTGGGCAGGTTCTTCTAAATAATATTCTTTGTGCAGCATTTAATATTCGATATAACGATCTTGGAACTTATCGTTATATCCAGGCGGTATTTTTTGAACGCAAATGGTTTTTTACGAATCAGCGATCTGATTTAAAACTAACCATGTCCATTCCTTCCGACGGCAAAATTAAAATGTTTGGAACGAATGGAAAGAATTTGTATCATCTTTATAATGATTCTATTTCGCCAGTTGATAGCATTATTCAGTCTCCGTTGCAGCCTATGGGTGATCCTATTCGCACAAAACAGGCTTTAAAAATTGGTATTGAGGCTACTGTTACAAATACAGCATTGTTGAATGTTACGGTTGATAGTGAATCTAACGCTAGTCCGGTTTATGTGCTGGGAAATTTTGTTAGTTGGATAAACAATTTAGGCGTAACTATTAACTGGATCAACAATTCAAGTTCTGTAGTTACTTGGGTTGGTGGTCAAGGATATACGTTGTTTAAGACTGACGCACAGCAATGGGGCAAATACCTTGGCATGACCGTAACTTCCAACTCTGCTGGATTTGTGGTCAACGGTTTTGAATACGAACATGAATTGAGAGTGAGGTTTTAAATGCCAGTACCTAATAGTTTTGCAAGCGCTACAACGTCTATTCCGCTATCGCAACTAGACCAAAACTTTAATACGCCGATCACGCTTGGTAACACAGCGATACAGCTAGGCAACACGGTCACGACGTTAAATAACATGACGTTGGCAAACGCTACTGTTAGCAGCGGCAATGTCACCGTTACTTCTGCGTCATTGTCCGGCAACCTGACCTTCACCGGCACAGGCAATCGCATCACTGGCGACTTCAGCAATGCGACGGTGGCTAACCGTGTGATTTTTCAGACAAGCACGACAAATGGAAATACGGTTCTTAATCTAATACCAAATGGCACAGGAACAGTTTGTGCGTTTGGGATGGACAGCGATCCGGCTTTGACAAACAGCTCAACCGGCTCTTTAAATCTGGCAGCTGGAACTGATGTTCGCCTAACAGCTGGCATTCGAGGCACAGGCTCCTACCTTCCCATGACCTTCTACACCGGAGGCAGCGAGAGGATGCGGGTTGATACCAGCGGTTATATTCTTGGTGGGTATTCATCCGCATTTGATATGAGTCCCGCTGGAACGGGTCAGTATGCACAAATATCTGCATCATCAGCATCCGCAAATTGGAAATTTGGGGCGCTGTCATTTTCAGCAGATAACACGGCAAATGGACTATTGTTTATAAAAAGCCGTTCAGCAACGGTTGGTACAAATACTGTCGTTCAATCAGGTGATGCTTTAGGAAACATCGTTTGGCGTGGTGGAGACGGAACAAATTACATCAATGCCGCAGCGATTCAGGCATGGGTTGACGGCACTCCCGGTACTAACGATATGCCGGGTCGCATCACTTTTAGCACGACTGCTGATGGGTCAAGTTCAATAACCGAACGTATGCGTATCGACTCCAGCGG